AGTGCCAACATCAATTTTGCCTGAATCTATCACTCTGCTGGTGGTGGCAATGTCTGTGACTGTGGCTCCACCTGACATTAGGTCGTTGATTTGACCTTCAGCAAATTTGGTATTGCTGAGTGTCACAAGATCTCTTGCGTTTACACCCACAGCAGCCAAGTCCTGCAGGTCTGTGGCATTGTAGCCCACACTCATCAACTTGGTGACATCAGCAGGTTGGTATCCTGCATCAGCATAGGTAGCAGCCTGGTCTACTGTGATGGTGCCTGCTTTGACCATGTCACGATAAGGTATTGAGTCAGCCAGGGCTTGTTGTTGCTCATTCATGACCTGACCAACTTCTCTTGGCACCACATAGTCTGTGTTGTCGTAAACTTGACCTTGACTGTATCTGGCGTCTTTGGCACCAGCAGCATAATTGGCCTTGGTCAATAGGGTGTTGGAAATTGCATCTGCTGACTGACCACGCACAGCACCTGCTGCTGCATCAATAGCAAATTGTCTGCTGGCACCTGTGGCTTCCAGGTGTAGTTGTATATTTTTTTCTGTAAGGCCTTGATTTTTCAATGCCACGGCGTCTTGGGCCAACAATTTACTGTCTTCGGCCCGCAACAAAATGTCTTGGTTGGAACCCAAAGTCACACTTTCAGCCACAGCATCTTTGCCCAGTTGACTGCTCATAACAGACGCACCATTTTTGCTGGTAAATTCTGCCAGGATGTTGGCAGTTTGTTCTGCTGAATTGTTGCGAACAATGCTTTCAGCAGCCAATTTAGCGTGTTCATTGCTGACACCCTGTTGTTTCAAGGCTGTTTCAATTTGTGCTTGGCTGAGGCCAGCCTTTTTGTAAGTTTCTGCGTCAGCGGCCACTACCAGGCCACCATCAGCATTTTTTTGCGTGATATTGAGTTTGCCAGCGGCCATTTTGTCATTGATTGACTGATAGTAATTCTTGGCCAGACTGCCCAGGTATGCTGTGGCAGCACCAGTGGCAGCAGATTTGAGTACATCTCGCACACTGCCACCACGAGCAGCAGCAATACCACCTGACACCAGGGCTGTGCCCAAATAACTTTGCACAGCAGGGCTTAGTTGAGCACCCAACAAAGTGTTGGCTTTGGCACCCAAGATAGGTGTGATATAACTGGCAGCAGCACCTAATGCAGCACCTTTGATGGCTTGTTCAAGTGTGCCGCCAGAAGCCAGGGTCACACCAGCACTCAACGCAGCCGTTCCCACCACAGTGGCAGCAGTGCCTGCAGCACCAAACCAGGCACCAATGGCCGGAATAGCAGCAGGAAAGAATATGGCCACAGCAGGAATAATAACAGGAGCCAGTTTGCGAACCAGGGGCTGCACAGTGCTGGTCCAAAACTTTTTGACGCCGTTCCACAAGTCATCCAACCAGCCGTATTCTGGTAATCCAGTTTCGGGGTTGAGTGTGCCTGCTCCTCCGGCTGCTTCCAGCATGGCTGCTTCTTCTGGATTGATGTGTGCAAGGATAGTATCGCCGCCACGACCTTGTGATTGTAATTGTTGTGCTAAGGCCATCATTGACATAGTGTTATCCTTGTGCTTGTGGTTGTGTGGGCATGGCACTGTCGGGCATGGTTTCTGCCACTTTGCCAATAGTGGCCAACATGGCCAACATTTGTGGATCGGGTTTCTTGAGATTTTCTTCTGTGTCCAGGCCGCGTTGGACCATGAACTTCACAAACATGGGATACTTGCTTTTGTCCATCAGTGCCATTTCTGCTTGGCGTCCTACTTCGGCATAGGCCCAGGCAGGCACACCAGATTCTGTAATCATCTGAACAATTTGCTGGGTTGAGGCCTCGCGTGTTTGTGGATTGGCCATCAAATTTTGTGTGCGATTATTGGCACCAAATGTCTTGCTGGCAAAATTGGGAGTGCGTAGTTGGCGTGATTTTTTCATAGTCGTATATTTAACTGGATCAAGATAACCAGGTGGGTTTGACAGGCCAAGTCACAGTTTCTGGAAAGCCACTCTGTTGAGGAACTGCCAACAGGGCCTGACGGTATTCAATCAATTGTTGTTGCTGGTCAGTGTTGAGACTGGCATACCATATGGGATTGATACGATCAATGTCTTCCAGCATTTTGTTTCTGGTAATTCTTGACAGTATCTGCGATAACTCTGTGTTTAACTTCCAAACACCTGCGATATAATCAAATTCGTAATAAAGACTGGGATTGCTGGGATTGCCTGGCAAGGGTTCAACTTGTCCATTGACCACTCTATTTGTGCGAGCATCATAGGAACCTTCAATCACACCCACTGTGCTTGTTGATTCAGGCAGTCCTGGTTCGCTGGAAGTCACAGTGCCTTGTATTTTGCCAGTGGCTGGGTCGTAGGTGGTGTATATCATCGTTTCAATCCTTGTGCTACCAAGTTTCTTTCCAGAACCTGAATAGTGGTCATTGTGACTGTGCCAGCACCTGTCTTATACCAACCTACACCAAACACATATCCGTTCACACCCACATTGGGTGGAAGATCCAAATAACCAATGTAGGGAAATACAAGGGGTCGTGTGTATGAACCAGCAGTGATAGTTCCTCCTTCGTTTTGGTTGTAAGTACCAACCAGAGTGTATGAACTGTCTGGGTTTTGTCTATACAAACTTGTGAGATAATACAGATCAGTAATTGTACCTGTCACTGTGTAGGTCCACTGTGGATTTACAAATCCATAGAAATACACAGGCTGATTGGCAAATACTGTGGTTGTTGTGACTTTTGCTGTGTCAAGATATACTGTATTGGCTGTGGCACTTGAAGTTGTGGCAATAGTTGTGCTGTTGATACCATCGCCAAGGCTCACAGCCGACGGCACCATAGTGGTTGTGATCACACTGTTGCTGTTCAAACTTCCTGTGGTGATTAGACCACTCACATTTAAGTTGGCACCAATGCTGACATTGCCACCAAATCTGGCATCACCTGTGTTGTATTGCAACCAATAGCCAGGACTTGATGTATTACCAATTTGGCCATTGGTGCTGATGATATTGCCAGTGTACAAATATGCTGTGCTGATTTGTGTGGCAGTTATGGTGTTGGCAGCAATCTGACTGGCTGTGATAGTGCCTGTGGCAATTTGTGTGGCAGTTATGGTGTTGGCAGCAATCTGACCTGCTGTGATAGTGCTGGTAGCAATTTGTGTGGCAGTTATGGTGTTGGCAGCAATGTTGGTGGCTGTGATAGTGCCTGTGGCCACCAGGTTGCCTGTGATGGTATTCAGTGCAATAAGATTACCAGTCAGCGTTTGTGATTGCACAAGATCGCCTGTGATAGTGGCCAGGGCAATTTTGGCATTGCTTACTGCTTGACTGGCAATCTTTGTTGTGGTCACAGCATCAGCAAGAATTTTGTTGCTGCTAATTGCGTTGTCTGCTATTTTGCTTTCATTCACAGCATTGACTACCAGTTGAGCAGAGTCCACAGTGTTGCTGTTGAGTGCTCCACTTGTAATAAGGCCTACTACTGACAAGTTGCCACCAATTTGCACATTGCTGCCAATCACAGCATTGTTGCCAACAATCAAATTGCTGCCAATGTTGGCACTGTTGCCTATGCTGATATTGCCGCCAAATCTGGCGTTGCCAGTGTTGTTCTGCAACCAAAAACCTGAACTGGAGTTATTGCCTATGTTTGCACCAAAACTTACAATGTTGCCAGTATACAAATAATCAGTGCTGATATTGTTGGCTGTGATGGTGTTGGCAGCAATAAGATTACCAGTGATGGTGTTGGCAGCAATAAGATTACCAGTGATGGTGTTGGCAGCAATAAGATTACCAGTGATGGTGTTGGCAGCAATCTGTGTGGCTGTGATGGTGGCAGTTTGAATGTTGTTGGCAGTTATGGTGTTGCCAGCAATCAAATTACCTGTAATTGTGCTGGCTACAATCAGGTTGCCAGTTATGGTGTTGCCAGCAATTAGATTACCTGTAAGTGTGCTGACTGCCACAAGATTGCCTGTGATGGTTCCTGGCACCAGGAGATTGCCTGTGATGGTGCTGGTGGTAATGGCATTGCCAGGTGTTGAGTTGGCCACAAGAGTTTCACCAGATACCACTTGTCCCACTGCGGTGTTCCAGGAACTGCCATTGAATGTGTATGTTTCACTCACACCTGTGACAGGATAGGTAAAATATGCAGTATCGCCTGCCACAGGAGTCAATCCTGTGCCTATGGGAGGCGTCAGTGCAGTGCGACTGCTACTAAACCAGCCTGTCAACACCAGAGAACTGGCTGAGGTAGGATCTGCTGTGGTTATAACATAGGCCATTGGTATAGGACCACGCTCACCAGGTGTGCCTGCTGCTGTAGTCACAACATCCAGGTCAATGGCCACATTGGCCACACTGACCACATAGTTTGAACTGGGCGGGCTTGACGCAGCCGCAAACAACACTTGACGACCACCTATAGAACTATAATAAATGGTTTTGGTTGCACCAAATCCACCACTGACCTGAAACCATGAGTAGTCAGTGGGATTTAGACTGGCCACGCTGGTGACTGAATTGTACACACCAAAATACTGTGAGTTGGCGGGCAAACTTGAAAAACCACTACTGCCTGTGGCGGTGTTGGCATAACGCAGGTTTATGTACTGATACAGATAACTGTAGGCGTTGCCACCTGTGTTGAAAGGTGTCACAACGCCTGTGGTGGTATTGCCAATCAAGGTGCCTGTGGGAATAGTAATGTTGCCTGACACATTGCCTGACTGGCCAAGATTGCTCAGCAGGTAGTTGACTGAATTCAATAACTGGTCGTCGCTGCTGATTGCAAATGTTGTCATTATCTGCTGTCCTGTGTGGGTGTGAATTGCCAGGTGATGCCTGGACAGATCCAGGTGACTTCACTGCTGGTGTTGGTGATTTTGATTGAATTCAGTCTAAACACATTCTGATTGATCTGTGTCCAAGGATTGCCTGTGTCAACATCTATGGTCACAGGCGGTTTGAATGTGGGTGTTTGTCCCACTGAGTCAGAACCACCAACCTCTATGGTAATGGTGGCATTGGGTGGTGTTTCAATGGGCAGGCCTTTGCCATCTAAACTGTTGACTTCTGGCAAGATACGATGCACCAGCAGTTGTTCGCTGTAGTTGGGCAGGAGGTGAATGTTGTCTCTACGGAATTCACTGTCGATGGGTATTAGAGTACTATCGCCAGATATAAACTCGTGTCCACGATCTTTTTGCACCAGTTTTGATCCTGAATTGCCACGACTGTACACCACTGTGCGACTGGCAGGATTAAAGCCAAGACTTGAGTTGGGAAATTGTTCATACACAGGTGCTTCGCAGGCATGACTGCCATCGCTGATATCTCTGGGTGCATTGAACACATTCAGGTCATATCTATAACTCAACATCTTGTTGCACCAACCTGTGCTGTCAGCATCAGGAAAATAAATTTCTATTTGATTCTTCTGGGTGTTGTTCACAATATACACACGGTTTGAGTATGTGGGATTGAGGTTGTCAAACAACCAGTTTTTCACACGCTGATTGCCCAGGCCTTTGAAGTTGCTGCCATCAAACACCCAGATGTCTCTGGCATCTAATCCATACACAGCATTGTCTGCTGCGGCCCAACAGTTGGCATTGAGCAGGCCACGGCCTTGACCGTACAATCTAATGCCCAGCACAGGATTGTTGGTGCCTTGATAACTGATTGGTGAGAACACCACAGTGTCCCAATAACTGCTGACAAAAAAGTTGCCGTTGCTGGGGAATCCATCTATCACAGGACCACGCACAGGCACTTCAACTTCGTTGGCCACATTCACTGTGGTGGGTGCCCAGGTTGTGGGCCCGTCGTTGAGTCCAAATGCCTGACTCCAACGCACTGTGGTAGGGTAATTTTCCACAATGCTTGAAACGGCATCTGTGGCTGATAAATTGCCAGCAATTAGAATTGATCCCACATTGGGTGTGTTGTACAATCGCATGAATCCTGCTGTGAGTGCTGACCAGGCAGGATTGTAGTTCCAGATATAGCCTGGACCGCCAGGATTGTTGCTATACTCCACAAAGTCTGTGGCCGAGGCTGTGAGATACATGGGCGGAGGTAGCGTACTGGTGTTGGTAAGATCCACAGCATTGATAAACAATGTGGTGCCATTCCAGGCTTCTGTGATGTTGGTATTATCATTGTATCCAGGGATGGCAGTGCCACCTGGTGTGAGGTTGGTTGTACCTGCATCATTGATGCCATACCAATTGCCAGCACTGGTGGCCACTATGAACCACCACACATTGTTGGCTCTATAGCCGCCAGTGACAAAGATTGGCGTTTCGTCATTGGGAATATCAAACAGGATTTCTTCATCACCCAGCACACTACGAATGCCACGAATGTCAGTTTCAATATTGTAGCCAGAATTGTATTCCTGTGGACCTAAATTGGTGCTGGGAATGTCAGGAGTATAACTCATGTTGGTAAATGGAGTCTTTACTTCTGTTAGTACGCTTTTGATTTGTGCCACTGTTATGCTCCTGGTAGGTCGCGACCTACTGTGTTGTATAGTTGTTCTGCTGTGGCTTGATCAACATCTGTGATCCAACCTTGACCATCTGCCCATATGTGTCCATACCATATGGTTGAACCGTCAAATCTGTTATCTCTGGCAGGGTCATTGCGTGATTGTGCATCCGCGTCGCCCATGGGTCGTTGACCTGTGGCAATGTTCACAAACATTGTGAGATCAATCTCACGCCATTGATAACCGCGTATGGTTCCGTCTGCTGTGATACAACTCAATCTATAATACATAATCTTTCCTCAACTTGTGGCATTGGTAAAGGTTGTGCCACCATTTGATCCATCCATGTGCAACAACTGCACGGTATAACTGTCCACTGTAAACGCTGCTGTGGGCACAGGAATGTCAACATTGGGATTGTCATAGCGATAGGTATTTGAAATACAAAACTCATCTATGTAAGCATAAGTTCCACCAGTGGCATTGCCTAAACCATTGCCGCCATCTGCTGTGCCCACACGCAATACAGCACTGGTGGTGTCAAAAGCATAATTGCTGGATGCATTGCTTTTGGGCAACACCGTGCCATTGACCCAGGCCGCAAATGATCCAGATTTGCGTTGAATTGCCACAAAGTTCCATTGACCAACAGGCCAGGTAGATGGCAATGTCCAATAATCCAAGTCAGCCGTATTACGAGAAAAAACATTTAGATACCTGGCATTGGACCCAGTACTCAAACTGTCAGAGTTATAACTTTGTGCCAATCTGATGCCTAATCCAGTGGGAGTATCGTGACTGTATACATCATTGCTGATACTACCACTGTAATTGGCCAAGGTATCTATATAGACAAAAAATTCAATGGTAGTATCAGCAAT